CATAGATTGTCTGGAGGTTTAAGACAAGCTGATGTTGCTAAAGTATTACAAGTATCACATCAAAGTATAAATAAATACGAACACAGCTTATGTAAAATGTCAGCTGATTCATTATTAAAACTAACAAATCATTATGGTTGGAGTCTTAATGGTTTAGTAAAAAAAGAAGGGAACAATCATGTCGGATGAAAAAAAAATAATTACCGTATGTACTGCAGCTATCATAGCTATATTTATGACAGCATGTTCAGCAAGTTATACAGTTAAGTTTGGTAAGAAGTGCACACCAGATCATAAAGAATGGTCTTATGTTTGGTTTGTAGAGAAAGAAGGAAACAATGTTGCAAAAGAAAACTGTAAGGAGAAAAAATAATGCCAAGAACTTTTGATTATAAAGTGAAAGTAAATTTTGAAACGTCGGCTCATGGACAACCAAAGTATCGTACTGATAAACAAATATTAGAAGATACTATAGATCTTATGAGAGCTTATTTTTCTGGTGTTAAAAAATCTAAATATTTTAAAATAACGAGAAACTATTCAATTGCTAAGTGGGCAAAGGAGCATAAGAAAAAATATGGACGTAAGACTTCTTAAAATAAACGCAATGAAAAAGTTCTATAAATTTATGAACACCAATATGGTAGCGTTAAATTTATGGAGTGAGTATAATCCAGTTGGCAAAATATATGCTGGTTTAGAGAAAAGACAAGAGATAGCTGATAAAAGATTCAAGTTTTGTATGGAAAGATCTAAAACAAGACCAGGTTGGAAAGTTTGCTATTTAAGATATTGTCAGTTGGCCAAAGCTGATACATTATTAGAATACATCAAACAAAGAAAGGAAAGACATGGACATAAGTAAATGGAAGAGTATGGCGATTAGAAAAGAGGACCATACTTTATTGAAGGGACTTTGTGCTGATAAGTATAGAGCTCCTGCTGCAATGTTTCAAAAGATATTGCATGACTACATTGGCTTTCAAGCTAAGAAGAAGGGAGTTAGTGTAGATAAATATAAAACGGATCTTAGTAGAAAGGGTAATGGTAAATGACCGTTACTGCGGTAGATATAAAAAGGTTTTCTTTTAATCAGAAAGGTAAAGAAAGTTTTACTGTTGAATATAACCAAATCACAGATGAGATTACTTTACTTGTAGATGGGATTGAAAGAAATAAATTCAAATCACAAGATGCCGAGAAGAAGTATGAAGAGTTATTGAACTACATTAAGAATGAATTTATAAAATATAGAGATGTGGTTAAAAACTAAAAAATTAATCGTTAGAATTCGAATGTGGTATGCTGATATCAGGGGCCATCATGGTAAGAGATGGGACTATGAGCCTGGTGATTGGTATATGGGAAGACATAAAAAGAAATGATAGATTTTTTATTGATCATTTTTTTAGGACATGCTGCATTCACTTTCTTGTTGATTATGTGTCTTATTGGTTGGATAATGAGTTTATTTGGAAGGAAAAGAAATGGTAAAAAAAACAAGCAAAGGCGAGACTTTTTTGACGTTGCCTAACTTTAGAAAGTTTTGGATTTATGACCGTCCTTATGGTCATGATATTGTAATCTATTGCGACAATCGTAAAACAACGATAAAATGTAAATGGCCAGATAGAAAAAGACAATCGAATGGTCGTGTCGTTAATAAATAGTTAAGGTTGCAATAAGTTTAAAAATGAGTATAGCTGTAATTAAATCTTCACCGATTTGCAAAGAATGCACAGGAAACGGGTACATTAGAGGTTCGGTGAACACAGGTACTTGTATCTTTTGCTTCGGATCAGGACATAGCAATCACGCATCACGAATCACGTATGACGATATGTTAAGTGTGTTCGAGATGTGTGAAAATTATGTCAAAGAAAATAAAAAAGACTATACCAAATGATCTAACAAAACTGCTTGTTTTGTTAAGTAAAAAACTACCCCGAAAACAGTACGATAAATCAGTGCAAACTATGTCAGCACTATTGACCGGTGTAAACTTTGGTTATGATGCAGAGGGCATTGATTTTAGGTTTCATAGGGATGCTCAAGACATATTTCTAATACACAGTAAGGAAAAGGAACCGGTAGCAGATGTAATACCATTTAAATTATTAAAGGGTGGAAAGAAAGATGTATAATACTTCTATGAAAAAAGTAGATACAGAATTTGAAACCCTGCAAAATTTTGTGGTTGATTATAAATTAACCGGCGCAGAAAAAACGACATTATTATCGGATCTTCATTTAAATTACGAGGTCGCCTCTCAAAGAAAATCTAAGAAAGAGAAATACCATCGTGATCTACTCGCCAGAGCTATTAAAACTTATGGGCACTAATATAGCTAGTGATCTCATAAAAGATAATCATAAATTACCTGAAGAGAAGTTGTGGCGGTATGTAATCTTAAACGCCGTAGAAGATGCTAGGGCCACAGCTGCAGATCGTAAGACAAGTGTACATAAATTTGACGCTCATAACTGGATCTTAGCAGGAGAAGACTTTGAACAAGTTTGTTGGTGGGCTAACTGGGATCCAGAAGAAGTAAGACTGCATTATAAAAAAGCATTGAAGAATATGCAGATTGTTTTTTTAGAGAAGCATTTGAGATGGAATGATTATACTATTTTGTTTAAAAAATTAAAATCAGCTAAAGATAAAGAGTCTAGAAAATATTTACGAATAAAAGTTGAACAAGCTAGAAAAAATGTGATGACTGCTAAGATGATTGTTATTACGACTATTTTTGTTTCATTAAAAGTTTAAACCCGAGGGACGTAAAGTCATGGTGGAATCTTTCTAGGATTAAATGAAAAACTAGGGTGGGATGAAGATGACAAACCCACCCAGGTTAAACTAAGGCGGGACGAAGCAACGTTTACCGCCTTAGCACTAAACAACGAATTAGTCTTCATAAAAGACATGGTTATTAATACTAAAATTAAAAGGGTATATCAAATAAAAAAACCCTGGATTATGATAACCCAGGGTTTTATGAAAGGAATGAAAACAAATGTACCATTATTATATACACACCATATTTAGTTATCAAGTCCCGTGTAGCGTGTATATGTAGTAGTAGAAGAGACAACCAAGGGCCACGTGCCACGGTTCTGCCACAATTGCCACAATTGACAAAAAAAGTTTAAAAATAAAAAAGTGCGGTTATATAATATTATATGAGGTTATCATTATGATTAATTAGGCCTGAACAAACGATATAAGACGTTATATCATTTTTTGTTCAAAATTCATGGAGCGCTAGGCTGTTCCTTTATACCCACTCCATAGAAAAAAATATTTTAAAAAAAAATTCTATAGGGCCAAAAAACTAGGAAACTAGGAAAAAGTCAATAAAATCAACACTTTTAGGTCAAAAATTACTAGGAAACAACTAGGAAAATTCCCAGAAAACTAGGAAAAATCTTGATCCAACCTATATAATTTTTCTTTTTGTAAAAAAAATTCCTACTTTTGGGGTATATAGGAAAACAATAAGTGTGTTATAAATAGGTCAAGATGCCAAAAAAGAAGAATGAACTTAAAACCTGGACTGAACTTACCAAAAAACAAAAATCATTTGTTGATATATTAGTAGAAAATTGGGGACAAATAACTAAGGTTGAAGCTGCAAAACGAGCCGGCTATGAATCAAAAAAAGAATATGGCCCCATGGAAATAGCCTCTAGATTAACAAATCCAGATTTGAATCCACATGTGTGTAGATATTTAGAAATGAGATTACAAAAAGAATTACAAATTTATGAAAAAGATAAATTAAGAAAATATAAAAGATTTGATGACTTATCTAAAAAAGCAGAAACTAAAGGACAATTAGGTGTAGCAGTTAATGCAGAATTTAGATCTGGCCAAATGGCAGAAATGTTTGTAAATAAATCAGAAGTAAAACATGTAGGATTGGAGGGTATGTCTCGTGAACAGCTTGAGAAACGTTTATCAGAGCTCGAACAGAAGATCGGTGAAGCGAAAAATATCGTTAACGTTACGCCAGAAAAATCTGTTGAAGACTAAAAATTGGTCAAACTTTATGACTGTGTTTCATGAGATCCATAATCCTGGAATAAATACAAGTGTGGGGGTAGTAAAAATAAAAGTCAAACCTTGAAAATTACCATGGGCGAAAAAAATGTAACCTTGGAAATTGCTATGGAAAAAAATGTAACCTTGGAAATTGATATGGAAAAAAACTGAAAATTAAGATTAACAAAAATAAAAAAATTGATATTGAAAAATATCCTATGGTTGAGGTTCATTGGTATGATATTGTTAGTGATCCGAGTTGGATTAGCATAGAAACTTTAAAAAAATCTAAGTTAGCTGTTTGTATAACTAAGGGTCATTTGTTAAGTCAATCAAAAGGCATTACAAGAATATTTGGCGATTATGCTAAAAATGAAGCTGATAAAAATAAAATTGATGAAGTTGGTAATTCAACCATCATTCCAAACTCAGTTATTTTTGATATAAAGAAAATATAGTTGGCAAATTCAATATCATATACTATATATAGTTAATGCAATCTCTCTTAGGTTTTTTAATACGTTTATTATATTTCTACCCCAAAACCTTACTTATTCTTATTATAGTTATTGCTTTATTAATTTGACATATCTTATCATATCCCATATATAAAATCTCTAAACTAAACAATGGAGAAAAAATGACACAAAAACAAATAAGCAAAGACAATCGGATTTATTGGAACGAAAAAATAGAAAATAAATTTGATGAAAAGAAAGAAGCAGTTGAGAGTAAGTTTCTCAATGAAATACAAGAAAATGCTGATAAACAATATCCGAAATTTCTTAAAATTTTAGGATTGGCAAAGGATATTTTGTTGATTGAAGAAGCACAAAGAAATTACAATGATTTTGTTCTTAATAAACAAAAAACAGAAAATAAATTGTATCTTAAACTTTGTGCAGTTCATAATACTTTAGAAAAAAAGTGGGAGCGTTGGGCTAAATCAAGAAAATGGAACAAAGAAATGCCAAGCATAGATAAAGCAAAGGATAATGTATTAATAGAAAGAATACATGAAAACTTAAAAGATAATTGTTATGAAGAAGTAAAAAAATCTTTTTACAAGTCTGCTAAATCTAAAGAACTTCAAAAAATTGAAGCGTGGCGAGAACAAGCAAAAGATGTTTTACATAGTGATATGATAGGGAGTGAGGTTTTAAAAACTTTACAAAATATCTGTAAGCAATCAAATATTGCTATCTCTATACCTACTGAAAGCACATTAAAAATTACGCAAGGGGGTGAATAATGGGTTTAGATCAATACGCTCATGTAAGAAATCAAAAAATAGACTTTGATAAAGTTTATTCTGATGATTATAAACCACAGCGAGACGGTTTTGTTTGGCGAAAACATGCTAGACTTCAAACATTTATGCAAAATAAATTCTTTGAAAGAAACCCAAAAGCAAGTGTTGATTTTAATTGCGAAGAATTAATAATTGATAAAAAAATTATTGAAGAATTA